AAAAGAATTTGTAAAAATAATAAACAATTTAAAAGAAGTAAACGATTTTGTAGAAGAAACAAATAGTAGAGCAAAAAAACTAAATGATGCTATTATATCAGACTTCTACAATACAATGAGTTTATCAATATCACATGAATATACAGTTGTAAAGTTGTTAGAAAATATTTTTAATGATAAAGATATAATAAGCTGGTGGCTATATGAATGTGATTATGGGAGAAATTTCAAAGTTGGAAATTTACAGGTTGAAGGAAAACAAATTGATTTAACAACATCAGAAAAATTGTATGATTATCTAATAGAAGAAATGGAGCTGAATACAAATGAAAATACCAAAAGTAATTAGTAAAAATGGACACGAATACATACTAGTAAAACAATGTAATGAAGGCTTATACTTATATAAGGATTTATTATATGGCTATATGGAAACATTCACAAAGTTTGACCTGGGGCTAATAACAGAAAGGGAAAATATGATAAGTGTTGCTAAGAAGCGGAGGAAACACAAAAATATAATTGATGGAGGAAAATATAATATGAGTAGAAAATTTGAATATGTAAAAAGAGTAACGAGTACAGGATATGAAGTAAAAGAACCAGATTTTAAATTACCAGAAAGAAAAACAAAAAAGTCAGCTGGATATGACTTTGAATGTATAGAGACAATAACTATACCAGCATATAAATTAGGAGATAAACCAGTACTAGTACCTACAGGAGTAAAATGTAAAATGCAAGATGACGAATTTTTAATGCTAGTAAATAGAAGTAGCAATCCTAAAAAGAAAAATTTAGTTATACCAAACAGCATGGGAATAATTGATGCAGATTATTATAACAATCCAGATAATGATGGAGAGATGATGTTTGCTTTTTATAATTTATCAAATGAAGATATAACTATAGAAAAAGGATATTGTATTGGACAAGGAATATTTCAGAAGTATTATATCACAGAAGATGATAATGCAACAGGAAAAAGAACAGGTGGATTCGGAAGTACAAGTAAATAAGGAGGAACTTTTATAAATGCCTAATTATAAGTTATCAAAAGATTTGAAAAAACGTATGGAAAAAGAATTGAGACAATATTGGGGTAACATTAAAAAAATAGAACAATTGGAGAAAGAAATAATAGAAGAATCAGGAACAGGAAATACTCAAGGAAAAACAAATGTAACATCAGACCCAACAAGTCAAAAGGTACTAAAATTAATATCTACTAGAAGTCTTATCTTATTAAATCAACGTATAATGTATGTAGCAAATACCATTAACAGATTAAAACCTTTTGAAAAAGAAATATTTAACTTGATTTTTAGAGAAAATAGAGATTGGTTATACTGTGAAACTATGAAGGGAATATCAAAAACTACATACTATAATATCATGAATAAAAGTATATATTATTTAGCAGAAGAATGGGGAGAAATATAAAATTCATAAAATGTGGAAAAAATCGAGAAAAATAACTATATTTTATGTGCTATAATACTAGTGTAGATAAAAGAAAGTTGAATTGTAAGATTTTATCTTTTTATCCTTTATGTTTACATTTTATTACTAAAACGGAAAAGAGCTATACATATAGTTCTTTTTTGTTAGTTATAAGAAAGGTTGAAGATCATGGAAAGATTAGAAGAAAAATACAAAGAAAATATATGTACACAATGTATTAATAAAAATGATGATGACTGTAATATAGTAAGATTTAGTTGTAAAGGTAACATTTATTGCAAATGTGTTAATTATAAAGGTAGAATGGATAAAACAGAAATAAGGTGTGATGTAAATGGCAAATGAGAAAAACTTAAAACCTGTACGAACCAAGAAGGAAGCAAGAGAAAGAGGGAGAAAAGGCGGAAAAAAGTCAGCTGAAGTAAGAGCAAAAAGAAAGACCTTAAAAGAAGAATTGCTTTTACTACTAGAGACTAAAAACTATAATGAAAAAATAAGTTTAGCAATGATAAATGAAGCAGCAAAAGGAAATGTAAAAGCTTTCTTAGCCGTAAGAGACACTATAGAGGAAAACCCTAAGGACAAGATTGAAGTAAGTCAAGACAAGCCATTTGAAGTAAATATTAAGGTAAAAAAGAGGTAAAACATGGATATTGAAATAACTGAAAAGCAAGAATTGTTCATAGGTTCTACAGCTTTTGAAACCTTATTCGGTGGAGCTGCTGGCGGAGGAAAATCATTTGGACAATTAATAGATGCTTTACTGTATGCGTTAAAATACCCTAAGTCTAAACAGATAATCTTTCGTAGAACCTTCCCAGACCTTGAAAGGTCAATCATAAGAACAAGTCTTGAATTTTATCCAAAAGAAATAGCAAGCTATAATTCCAGTAAACATATATGGAGATTCAAGAACGGTTCCATAATAGACTTTGGATATATAGACAATGAGAATGATGTGTATCAATATCAATCAGCAGAATATGATGTTATACGTTTTGACGAGCTAACACATTTTACTGAATACATGTATGTATATATGTTATCACGTTGTCGTGGAGCTAATCCTTATCCCAAGTATATTAAAAGTTCAACTAATCCAGGAGGTATAGGACATAGCTGGGTAAAAGCAAGATTTATTGATATAGGAGAGCCAAATACAATACATAATATCAAACAAGAAGATGGAACAACAACTTCAAGAATATTTATACCATCTCTAGTGCAAGATAATCTGTTTTTAATGTCTAATGATCCAGACTACTTAAAAAGGTTACAGAACTTGCCTGAAAAAGAAAAGAAAGCATTATTATATGGCGAGTGGGACATATTCGATGGACAATTTTTTACAGAATTTAAAAGAGATATACATGTATGCAAACCTTTTAAGATTCCTGAAACTTGGAGAATATTTAGAACAAGAGATTATGGACTAGATATGTGTGCATGCTACTGGATTGCTTTAGATTGGAATATGAATGCTTATGTATATAAAGAGCTATATGTAAGCAATTTAATTGTATCAGAAGCAGCAAGAAGAATAAATGAAATGACAACAGAAAACATATATTGTGATTATGCTCCACCTGATTTATGGAATAGAAACCGTGATACAGGAAAAAGCACATCAGATATATTTGCTGAAAATGGACAGTATTTAACAAAAGCAGATAATAATAGAGTAACAGGCTGGCTAGCAGTACACGAGTGGTTAAAGATAGTAGAAGATGAACAAGGACAAAAGACTACAAAGCTACATATATTTTCTAATTGTATTAATCTTATAAGAACGTTACCTGCTGTACAACATGATGAGAAAAATCCTAATGATGTTGCAAACGAGCCACATGAGTTGACACATGCTCCAGATGCTTTAAGATACTTTTGCACAATGTATCAATTACCAAGTAGTAAAACAGTATCATTACCAAATGGTAATTACACTCAAACAGAGTTAGAAGATTTAGGTTATATAAATATAACAACAAGAAAAAAAGATGCAACTATAAAACCACTAAATAGAAGGAGAAGATAATATTATGATTATGAAATTATGCTTTTTTGCTGTAGTATCATGTATAGTATTAGTATCAGTTGTACTATATATGAATATATTGTGTATTAAATACTTAAAAGAAATAACAAGAAACGTTAAAGACAAAGATAGAAAATTTAAAAGACAACATAGTGCAATCAAGCAAGCCAATTTTAGTAATCCAATAATTACTAGAAAAAATCCGTATGAAGAATATCAAAATGAAAAAGGATTATATGAACCAAGAATACCAAAAAAGAACTTAAAAATAAAGGAGGACTAATACATGCCAGATTCTCAAGATTATTTCGAAGAACTTAGAAAAGAAAAAGAAGGAAAAAGACAAGCTTTAATGACAGATACTGAATTAAAAGAAGCGGAAAAGTTTTTGACGTGGTATCGTAGAGCCTATGAAGATAAAGTCAATTTAGGTGTAGTTAAAAAATGGGAAGATATAAATAAATACTGGGAGGGAGACTTTGAAATACCAGATGATGAAACAGACCCAGCCCCTAATACAAACATAACCAACAGCAATATAGAAGGAAAAACAGCTTTACTATGCGACCAGAACTTAGCAATTCAAGTAGACCCACGAGAGCCAGGAGATAGATTCTTTTGTGATAAGGTTAGAGTTTTAGCTGATTTTATAAAAGAACGTAATAAGATGTATAGAAAAATAGAAGTACACGAACGTAGACGTGAAATGACAGGTACAGGAATATTTAGAGTATTATGGAACTTTGATAAATTAGATGGACAAGGACTACCTGATATAGAGGCAATACACCCTAGTAGATTATTTATAGACCCTGCAATAACAGATGTCTATAATATTCAAAACGCTAAGTATATAATCGAAGCAAGCAATCGTTCAATCTATTCCGCTTCTTTAGAATATGGAGAAGATATAGCAGATGCAATCATGCCTAACCTGGATCCTGTTAGTAATGTTATAGTAAACAATGAAGAAGAACAATATGTACATTTAATGATATGGACAAAATACAAAGAGAACAAAGACAGTGATATACAATTAAGATTAATAGAAATGTCAGGTTGCGGAGTAATATTAAATGATACTAAAAAGAAATTAAAAGAATATACCGAAAAGAAAAGTAAAGATAACGAAAGTACAACTGAATTAAAACTATTCCCAAATAGTAAGTATCCTTATTTCTTAACACCAGATATGTATAGAGAAAACACCGTATGGGGAAAAGCAAGTGCAGAACTTATATTACCTTTATCAGACCAAATAGATGAACTTGACGATAATATATTAAGAAATGCAAGATTGACAGGAAACCCTATGGCACTTGTTGGTAACAATTCTGGAATTGATGTAGATAAAATTACAAATGAACCAGGACAAGTTATACCAACAAATGATGTAAACGCATACAGATGGCTAACTCCACCAAGTATACCTGCATATGTAAGTAATAAAAGAAGTGAATTAATGAACAATGATAGACAAGTTGTTACAAGATTTACAGACCAACAAATTGGAAAATCTCAAAGTGGTGTAGATACAGCTACAGAAAGTATGGCATTACAAAATAGTGGTAATAGCATGATTGAGCATAAAAAAGGATTGCTTCAAGAAACATTATCAGAAGTATTTGAATATGCTATAGAACTTGCTTTACTTAATTGGGATACGACCATGGTATTTAGAATAACAGGAGAAAATGGAGAAAATGACTTTACTGAATTTAATCCTGATAGACTAAACAATATACCAGTATTAATTGAATCTGATACAGAATATAGAACAGAATACAAAAAGAAATGGGAAGAAAGAAACCCTGGAAAAGACTTTAGAAAAGAGGAAAATTCTGATAATTATAAATATATGCAAGCAGATGATAATGAGACTAGAAAAGTAAGATATGATTTAAGTGTTAGTGTTGGTGCAGGATTGCCTAACAATAAAGCATATAGATATTCTATAATAAGACAATCTTATGTAGATAAAGCAATAACTAAAAAAGAATATAGAAACTATCTAGTCAAAAATTTAGGTTTAAATATACCTAATATTCCAGAAACTATGGAAGAACAACAAGAGTTAGGCATATATGATAAGAATACAGTAAATCAAATGCAAGAAGAAACTAATCAGCAAATGCTAAATCAAAATCCAAATATAGAAGGACTAACAGCTAATGGTAATCCTCAAACATCATATATGAAAGGAGTATAAGAAATGTTTAATAATATAAAATTAAGAAATTCAACAACATGTGATTGTGGCAGAGAGTTCATTATATCAGATATAGAAAAGCTAGAAAGAATACATGACAAACATTTTTATTCTGGAATAGTAAAACATTATTCTAAAGCAACATGTCCTAATTGTAAAAAAGAAGTAATATTACTTTTAAAACAAGAAGGACAAACATACAAAGTATTAAATGTTGCAGAAAAAATTACTGAAACTGAGCCAGAAGATACTATAATTGAAAATAAAGAAGAAAGTACTTCTAGTGATGAAATTATATGTCCAGAATGTAAAAAAACTTTTAAAAGCAAATCAGGATTAGCTGTTCATCTAAAAACACATCAAAAATAGTTATTAAATTTTTAATTATAAATTAGAGGAGTAAACCTGGCAAAAAATCAAATTAGAGGACAAAACCTGGCTAAAAATGGAAAGGAGAAGAATATGGCAAACGAACAAGAAGGGATTGATATAGAAACATTAAATCCAGAAAATGAAGGTATCTATATTCCAAATGAGGAAATAGATACAGCAGAAGATACAACAGTAGAAGAAACAGAAATAACTGACAATAATGTCGAAGTAAATGTAACTGATACTAATGTTGATTCTGACAAAGAACTATTAAAAAAAGGTGTAAATGCTGAAAGAAAGAGAAGAAAAGAAGCAGAAAGAAAAAACAAAGAACTTGAAGCTAGAATAAAGGCTCTTGAAGAAGCTAACAAAACACCTGAAAAAACTACACTTGAAGAACTTGTTGAAAGTGGTATTGATGAAGATATTGCTAAAACTATAGCAACAGCAATTGATAAGAAACAAGAAGGTTCTAAACAGGCTGAAAAAGATTTAGCAGAACTTAAATTCAAATTATCTCTTTCAGAAGCTTCCAAAAGACCTGAACTTAAAGACATATTAGACTATGAAGATGAGATTAAAGACTTAGTCGACAAAGGTTTAACAATCGAACAAAGCTATTATGCTTTAACAGGTGGAAAGACTTTAAATTCTAATAGCGAAATCGAACGTAAATTAGAAGCAAAGTTAGAAAATAAGCAAGCAAGAAAAGACATCTTAGGCAATATAAATAATACAGTTAGTAAAGCTGTAACATCAAATAAAGCTAAAATACATGCTACAGTAGAAGAAATAGCAATTGCTAAAGCTGCTGGAATGAGTATTGAAGATTATCTTGCTGTAAAAAACATGGATAACGTAAAGGATTATGCTGAATATTCAAAAGGTAAAAAATAAACTTTCAACATCTTTTATTTATAAATTTTATAAATAGGAGTTGATTAATATGGCAACAATGACAAGAGAAAATTTTGGTGAATTAATGACACCAGTACATAAAAAAATATTCTTTGATAGTTATAATGAACTACCAAAACAATATTCAAAAATATTTAGAACAGAAAAAATGACAGGAAAAGACCAAACATATGCACATTTAGGAGCTTTTGGTTTATGGGGAAAAAATACAGAAGGAGCAGACTTCAACGAAAACTCATTTAGCGAAGGAGAAAAAGCTAGTTTCTCTGCTAATAGATATGATAATTCTTATGTATTAACATGGGAATTAATGCAAGATGACCAATACAATGTTATGAAAGGTATAGGAAAAGGTGGTTCTGCTAAAGGATTAGGAAAAGGATTAAGAGCTACAGAAGAAACAGATACAGCTAATGTAATCTTAAATGGATTCACAAATGTAGGTTATGATGGTGTATCATTGTTCAATAAGGCACACCCTCTTGCTGATTCAGAATCAACATGTTCAAATATAATTGAAGGTGCTTTGACTGATACTAACTTGAAAGCCGCTTTAACATTAATGAGAAAACAAACAGATGAAGCAGGAATAAAAATAGCCGCTTCTGCTAAACAACTTGTTGTATGTCCTGAATTAGAATTTACAGCTAAAGCTATTGTAAACTCTATATTACAAGCAGGAACAAATAACAATGATGTAAATACTGTACCAAACTTAGAAGTAGTTGTATGGGATTATTTATCAAGTGATACAATGAAACCTTGGTTTATACAAGATACAACTATAGATAACCTATTATTCCTAAGGAGAGAAGAACCAATCTTTGATTCAGAAAGAATCCAAAAGAAAATGGACTACAGAATGTTTGGTTATACAAGATATGACTGTGGTTACTGTGATTGGAGAGGACTTGTAGGTTCTAAAGGTGTTTAATAAATTTTAAATATTATTTCAGATAAGGGGAGCAATAATAAAGTTGTTTCCCTTTATTTTTTTAGAAAGGAGAAATTTACTATGCCTACACCATATGAAGAAATGAGCCAATCTTCTATAGCTTCTACAGGAAAGCCTGATAGTAACTTATCAAATGATTCTAATAAATTAGGCGGAATAGAAGCGGAAGATTATGCAACAAAAGAATATGTGAAGAAATATCATGATACAAAAGAAGTCAATTTGAAAAAGTATATAGATGACCAAGATAACAGTAAATTAAATGAAGCTAAAGAATATGCTAATTCTATGGTAAGAAATCAAGACTTTTCTGGTTTTGCTAAAAATACAGATGTAACAGCACTAAAAGAAAAACTTGAAAACGATTTGTCTAGTAAAATAAATGAACAAAAAAATTATACAGATACAAAAATAAAAAGTGTTGTAGATGACACAAATAGCAACTTTAATGATGTAAATACAGCTATAACTAAGTTAAATGATAATCAACAAAAACTTTTTCAATCTGTCAGTAGTGGGAAAGCAAAAATAGCAGGGGCTATTACTGACAAAGGAGTTACAACCTCTGCAAATGATTCTTTTGATACTATGTCAAATAATATTAGAGCTATAACAACTGGTGGAACAATACCAGAAGGCTATATAAACACATCTGATGCAGATGCAAGTTCATCAGATATATTGTCAGGAAAATCAGCATATGTAAAAGGACAGAAAGTTTACGGTAGCCATATATGTCAAGGAGGATTTGATACATCTGATGCTACAGCAACCCCTTATGATGTTCTATTAGGAAAAAGTGCATATGGAGCTACAGGAAAAATAGATGGGGTTTTACAGATAGAAAGTGGAGTACCAAGTTATTCTATTGGAAGTGTTGAGAAAATCTATGGTACATCTGATATTTATAAAAACTCTAGCATATCACAAAGTTTTAAAGAGGACCTTTATTTCACAAATGCTTATACAAAAATGATATGTGATACAAATGGAAATGTTGTAGGGCTGATTTGTTTTGATACATCAACTAATACGATTAAATTATACACATATAGTACAAGCTTAATAGGTGGAGCTAGTTTTTCTAATGTTCAAACTTATAATATATCTGATATTATAGGAGAAGCTGATTCATATCAATTTCGTGGAATTACGACAAGTACAATTATTAGTGAAGAAGGATATGTAGCAATTATGGTAAATAAAACATTTGTTGTACTTAGACTCTTTTTATATGAAGAAGTTTTAGGGACAGGAACTAATGGGGGTAAACTATCAAAATATTACTTAAAGCTAGATACAGATAAAATATATAAAAAAGAGTTTACTTATGTTTATAGTTCTTTGACTTTGAATTATGGAAATATGAAATTTGTTGAAAACATAAGTAAAAGTGACACATATAAAGCTAAAATCATAATAGTTGGCTGTAGTGATGTAGACGAAAATGTCGAAAAAAAAGGTAACGTTATTGATTTTATTAGGATATTAGATTTTTATAATTCTTCTGATGGAAGTTCTACACCACAAGTAGATGTATCAGAAGCTAGAAATTCTATAACAAAAGATTATGCTGGCATTGATTATGTACATAAAATTGATATTATAAATAATGGAAGATTAGTATATTTTAGTTACAATAATGGTTTAAGTGGAGGATACAATAGGAATTATGTAGGATATTGTTTCTTAGATGAAAATTTTAATTTTATAAAAATGGACGTATTATCAGATGTAGGTGATACAAGCAATACAGATGGCTCAATGAACGAGTGTTTTACTGCCACTGCAAATGGAAAATATATAATTTGGAGAAGTAATCTATACAGTACGACTATTGATTATAATACATATAAAATTAATGCAAGTTTAATTAAAGATATATCAGATATAAAAAGTATAACATGTAACTACAATAAATTTTCTTTTTCAGTAGATGGAACAAAATTATATCAAATAAAACAAAATGATGTAAAATATTCTGCATACATAAAAATATATAAATGTACAGATACAGGAACAAACATAGATTTTAGTGAATTATATTCTTTAGAAATTCCAGCAAGCAATTCTTCAATTAGTATAAGATATGTGGAAAATGGACAAATTCTGGCTGGCTCTGGAGTTACTTTTGTATATAATAATAATGCTTTTAACATAGTACAAGTAGCAAAAGATTATTCAGAAGTAATAGGCTTATTATATAATGGAGACCATTATTACAAAGTAGATAACACTATTATAACAGCGGTAGCAGATGATGTACGTTCTGGCAAAACATTTATTGGAAAGTCAGGAAATATAGAGACAGGAACATTGGAGGTGCAATAATATGAGTGATAGATTAAAGGAAATTAAAATTCAAGAATTAAAAAATATGTTCTTTTATACTTTTGGGATAGTTCCATTAGATAATTACGATGTTGTAGGAGATGGACTAACAGATAATAGATTGGCTATACAGCAAGCTATATATGATGCTATAGAAGTTGGAACAAAATATATATTTGTAACTAAAGGAGAATATTATTATAATCAAACCTTAAATAAGGCTGATGAAGTAATATTTATTGGAAATAATACAAACACATATATAAGAGATATAGAAATAAGACAATTCCCTGATATGTGGAACGAATCACAAGCAAGCACAGGAGCAATTAATCCAATAGGTAGTGTTATTTTATATGCTGGCAAAAAAAGTATTCCTAAAAGCTATTTAGAGTGTAATGGACAGAAAATAAAGACTAGTGATTATTCTGCATTATATTCTGTATTAAATAATGTAGATTTAAGCACCGTAGATAGTATGCCAGATACATTTCCTGTACCAAATCTTGCTACAGGAAATAGTGCAACAAAATATATTATAAGAGCAAAGTAGGAGGTATTTTATAAATGTATAATGTAAGTAGAACAACAGTAAAACAAGTTTTAGATGATATTCAGATACGATTACCTCATACATACACAGAGGATAGATTAATGTTATGGATTAATGAGACTATGAAAAAAATCTATAAAGATTTAGCAATACAAGAATATTATTCTTTTGAAACAACAAAAGGACAAAAGTTATATTCTTTACCAAGTGATTGTAGTATAGATATGATTAAATATGCTGTTATTTCATCTAAAGCTAAAAGTCAAACTAATTATGATTGGGGAGAGTTTAGCAAGCTTAAATTTTATGATTTAAAAGAAACAATGACTGAACAAGGTTATTATGACGGAACAGAAGGAACTATAGGGATATATCCTATGCCTATAGATAGCAAAAAAGTAAATATTTATTATCATAAAAAACCTAAGATGGTAACTAGTTTAGATGACAACATAGAAATAGATGATAACTATGTAGATTTAGTTAAATATAATGTGTTATCTATTATTGCAATGTCTGGTCATAACCCAGATACAGAATTAGCAAATGAATATATACTTTTATATAATAATCTAGTTCAAAAAGCTAATGAAAGTAAAAATGAAAACCAACAAAAATATACTTCTATTCGTGACGAACAACAAGCAAGAGTTAAATGGAGAAGGAGGGGATAGAAAATGCAGCAGAATCCATATTTAGAAGCGGTACATTCAAAAAGTGATAATGTAATATCTTATTTAGCTGGTGGTATATCTAATATATATCCTTCCCAATTTATTCAAGATGATGAAGCTCAGGACATGTATAATATGTGCCTTGATAATTATCCTGCTTTAAGAACAAGAATAGGAAGAACTATGTTAAAAAATCCAGGGCTAAAAGGAGAAAAAATAAAATACTTTGGAGTAGCTGGTGTGAATTATATATTTTATATACAAGGTAATACATTAAAGGATATGTCTGGTACAGCAATAGCAACTAATATAACAGGAGATAAATTTCAACATGTATATTATGCTGATGGAAATAATGAATACTTAATTCTATACGGAAATGGTATAAAACCTACAAGACATAAGTTACCACTATCAAGTGTAAATACTCCAGAAATAATGCCATTACCTAAAGATAATGATGGAAATGAGATTATCTTTGAACATATGTGTTATCACAAAAACAGAATGATGGCAAGCAAAGGAAATATGTTATACTTTTCAGGTTTGCAAAATCCTATGGATTGGACAAGTACAGAAAATTCAAGAGAAGATAGAGTACCTAACTGTCAACAAATAACAGGCTTAGTTAGTTTTGACGATAAATTGATTGTATTTAGTCAAGCTAATATGCACTTATATTATGGCAGTAATGTAATATCTGGAACTAGTAATTCTTATAGTTGTGTAAGTTTAGATAATAATATAGGCTGTTATGACCAAAATACAATAAAGGTCCATAACAGCTATTTATATTGGCTGTATGGAAGAAATATTTATGAATATGATGGAAGCACTATAAGAAGTATAGAAAAGCCTACTAGTAATAATGGTGTTACTGGTGGAATACAAAAATATATATATGGAATTACATTAAAAGAAGCGGAAAAAATATCTGTTGCTGCAAGTGAGGATAAAATATATTTTTGGTTTCCTGGTTATAATTATTTTTTAGTATTTGACCAAAGATTGAGAAAATGGACTAGAGAATTACAACCAACAGATGATAAAGACGAACTATACTATGTAAATATTTGTGATAGTTATAATGATTTAAACTTTTCACAAACACCTACACCAATATATGCTTTAACTGCAAATGGTGTTATATATGAGATAACAGGTGGAAGGAAAGATGGTTTAAATTATATACAACATTATGGAATTGATGAATTTACAGGAGCAAATGATGTTGTATATACAAAACCTATTCCTTTTTATTTTAAATCAAAAGAGTTTAAAGATGGAGTATTAAGTAAGAAAAAAGCTCTATCTGAAATATGGTTTAACTATGACTTAGATGGTACAGTAAATATAAAAATAACAACAAATGATGGTAAAGAATATGTAAAAGAAAATGCCTTGCCTAATGGCAAAAACAAAACAGAATGTATATTGATTCCAAATGAAATACAGAATGTTTCTAGTTATACTTTTGAAATATATGGATCTGGAGATGTTACCATATACGGTATGGAAAGAAAGTATAGGGTTAAGGTACGATAATAATGTATTTTAGGCAATATAGTAGTAATGAGGCTACATTAAAGGAGTGGTCAAGGCAATTGACTATAGCAAACAACGGTAACTACATGACTTATTCAACAGTAGAAAGTACACTAGAGCATTGGAAAAACATATTAAATATGCAAACAGGAACTAATATTTTTGATACATATTCAACGGTAGAAAGCACAATATATAATTGGAAACAAAACTTAAACAATATTTATAATAAATAATTGAAAGGAGATGCAGCTCAATGGCAAATACCTTATTAGCAACCAATAGAGCAATTTCAGCAACAAGCAATCCTCAAACTAATATAGAACAAGCTAATAATACAAATGGAGTTCAGCAACAATCTATCCCAACACCTAGTAATGTTAGTACACAAAGCATAAATCAACAATCACAAGGAAATACAATAAATCCTATAACTATTCCGATACAAATACAACCAGAAATACAGGCACAACCTGTACAACAAAATACTGCTAATAATATTCAATCACTACAAGTTAGCAATCAACAGCAGCAAGTAAATACACCAAAGCCACAAACATATTCTGCACCTACTACTAATAATACAATAAGCTATGACCAGATATATGCTTCATATCAAAGTCAATATGGTACAAATTCTAATAATTCGAATTCTTCTTATACATCAGGCATTAAGAAAACTAGCATAGGAACAACTATTGTAACACCAACAGTTACTAATACTAGTTCGCCTGAATATCAATATCAAAGCCAATATTCTAATACAATAAATGGATTGATAGGTACATTACTAACTGAATTGACAAATGGTTTTACATATGACCCATCAAAAGATACAGCTTTAAAGGTTGCTACTGAATACGCATCAAACACTACTCTACAGAATCTAGCAGGGAGTGGTGTTTTAAACAGTTCTTCAACAAATGAAAGAGTCGCAAGGGTAGTTAGTGAATTAATCCCAACATATGAACAAAAGGCACATGATAGGTGGTTAGAAGGAATAAATCAATTAGCAAGTACAGCTCAACTTATAATGAATTATGATAATCAACAGTTTAATTATTGGAAAGATGCTAAAGACAGAGAATTTCAAGACAAAGAATTTGAATATAAAAAGAAACAAGATGCTTTAACAAATTCATGGAAAAGAGTAGATGAACTTGGATATGTAGATAATGAAGCATCTACTATTTTAGGTGTACCTGTTGGAACACTAAGTAAAGATGCAAGAGAACAAAAAGAACAACGAGAATATGAATTGCAGAAAATGAGAGAACAAAACGAAATAGAATATAAAAATAATGTTGCATTAGCAAAACTAAAATCAGAGTTGGACAAACAAAACAATAAAGAGTTGACAGAGTATAAATATCAACTTGAACAAAAATATAATAGCTCAAAGAATTCCACAGATGATACTAATTACAAAAAATATGATGAAATAATAAAAAATAGATATGCTTCATATGATAGCATGTCTCAACAATATATAGTTCCTGATGAAGAAACTTATAGTCAATTAGGAGACTATTTAGATTCATTGTATGCTAATGGCTTAATAAGCGGAGAAGAATTATCAAGATTATCTGCAAAATATTCCAAATATGGAAACCAAATAAGCCTTCAAAGTTCAAACTCTAATGAAAGTACAGGATTAAATGACAGTAATCTAAATACTTGGATAAAAGCACTTGATGGAGATAATAAGTCTTTAGATAAATTAAGTGTTAATATAAATGGTCAGAAAAAATCATTTGTAAGAAATGAAGATGCACGAAACGCAGTAAATACAGCATTGACACAAATAAAAAACGGTTCTTATAAATATACAAATAATCAACAATTAATGAATGATTTAAAGAATGGTAAATTTGGAAATCTACGTTGGGGATTATAGAAAGGAGTAATAAATGCTTATTGATAATGAAGATGAACTAAAAAAGAAAAAAGAAGAAGCACGTCAATTAAGGAATTCTTTTGGTATGATTACTGACAATGATAAAAAGATATATGACAATGATAATTTTAGCTTTAGTGATAGTACAAGCAGTATTAGTAACAAACACAATTCGGAAGATTTTTCAACAACCCAAAATAATAGTTATAGTCAACGATTAGAAGAAGCTAAAAAAATCAGGAATTCTTTTGGTATGTCTACAACTAAAGATTCTGGAAATGATGATTTTATGAATTTTAGCAAAGATGATGATACAATTACTACTATACATCAAAAAGATGATAACAATATATCAGGGACACCTAAATACTATGATACTAATATTGATAATATTGAAAAAACTGCTAATACTGATACAAGTATTAATGAAAATACCGAAACACAAGGAGAAAGTAAAACTAAGAAAACCGATAATAACACTTCTATTACAAGAAAAGTAGATCAACATAGTTACAAGAATATAGGTTTATCTGTAGCAAATCCAGAGCAAACTCAAAATGCTAAGCCTATTGTAGATTATACTTTACAACAGCAAAAAGAAGAAAAAGATTCACAAAATATATTTGTAAAAACAGGAACATGGATAAAAGATTTATTTGGTTCAATTGGTGTAAGTATAAAAAATACAGCCACAGGATTATACAAAACTGCTAAAGAAGGATATGATGAAAGAAAAGAAGCTGTTGATAATATGTCAGAAAGTGATATACAAAACAGTAGTAATAAGAATAAAATTCTTGCTGATACAATTGCTCCTAATACGTTTTTAACAAATACAAATAATAATGAAAACTTAAATTCTCAAAAAACAAAATTAATTATAAATGATACTATGCAGGACGTCTCTAGGTCAACAGCTAACGGACTTATAGGTATTGCAAATAATGTTCTAAACTTTTTGACTTTTGGAACATTAAGTAAAGATACAATTAAAAAAATACCTGATTTTTCTGTTTTACAAAATTCAGAACAGTATGGAGAATATTCATCACAAGAAGAATTAACGAACTCTATACAAAATGATAAAAAGCAAGACTTAGCTGATTATGGATTATATAATCCTTCTGCTAATGCTGTAGCAGATATTACTGTAGATATAGCAGAATTTTTATTATTAAAAAAAGCTGGATTAGGTTCAACATCTGCAATGGTTACATCTGGAACAGCAAATACTCTAGGAGAAACAGGAAATGTAGAAGATGCTACTAAATCAGCAGTCAGTAATTATGTTTTTTCAAAAGTACTAGATAATAAATTAATAAATGAAAAACTTGGAAATGCTGTATTTAATGGTACCAAAGGAAAAGTAGTAGAAGCTTTAGGAAAACATGGAGAGCTGTTAGATGCTGATACACAAATGAAAATAGTAAAAGGCTTATCTTCTGCAAGTGCCACATTTTCTGAAACATTTGTAAGTAGAATTTTAACAAATGAGCTACAAGCAGTTGGAGATTATGGAAATGATGTTTACAACAAAGATGTTCAAAAAAATATCTTAGTTGATGGAGTAATTTGGTCTGCAATATATGCAGGAATTAGTGGATTTTCTGGTGCATATGCAAAAGTTGATGTAGAGCAGTCTAATATTAATGATGCAGAAGCTAAAAAACAATTAGAGACTTGCTACAGCATAATGGAATTAGATTCTTCTAAAGAATATACAATTGAAGAATTAAATAAACAACGTAAAGAATTGGTTAAAAAATACCACCCAGACTTAGCAGGTGGAAACAATGAAAAAATGGCTATAATCAATAATGCTTATGATGTATTAAATAAATATATTACAGAAGGTGTTATTGACAAAGTTGTTATACATACAGAAAGTTCAAATACACCACCAAAAGAAGATAATATAAAAGAAAAGCAAAACGGAATGGTAGTAACTAAAGATGGTCAAATATATGTAGATTCTAATGATATTCTAAAACAGACTGCAACCAATATAGCAAAATCACAAATTAGTCCTGCTATAACTACTATAGTTGATAAGGATAACAACTTAACTGGGCTTGAACAAGTAAATGTAGTTCCTTTTGAAGTTGAAAATTCTAAAGTTCCTACTATAACTCCAGCTATATATGTATCTGATGACGGAAGTATAAATGTTATAGATACAAATACAGGAACAAAACTATTAACAAATGCTAAAGACGCAGATACAGCTATAGAAACTGTTACAAAAGCTTTACAAAGTAATGATGAATCTAATATAAGAAATATTGAAAATGAGGTAACTAAAAATTCAATACAAGTAGAACAAGCTATAGGAAACATTATAGATAAAATAAATGAAAAAACAGGAGAAAATAATGCTCCTGATATTAGTCAAGAAAATCAAGATGATTATTTTTCTAGTACTTTTGGCAATATGCCTGATATCAATGAGGATAGTTCTGAAAACTCTTTTTATAGTTCTCCTACAAGTTATATACCTCAAGAACAATCAACAAATATAGAGGCAAATAATGCAATTAAAAATTCATCTACAGGATCTACTGAAAATTATATCAAACCTGAAAATCATACTAATATGGAAGATAGAACTTATGAGAATGTTGGAAATAAAAATGTTTTACCTTATCAAGCAGAAAATCCAGAAATATCACAAGATATAAAAGATATGGCTGCTAATTTTATGGAGGACTTAGCCTACTCTATAACAGGAGAAAGATATAAAGCAGGAGATACATGGACAGGGCAAAAGAGAAGTACAACAAAGGAACTTGCAAATTTTAAAGATTTAACAGGTGCAAGTTGGGATAAAATTAGCAAGGTACTTAATGATATTTACGATGGTAATGGAAACTATGCTTTAGCCAAAAAGATGGAACTAGAGTTAGACCAAGCTTTATCAGAAGGTTATACAAATATACATGGTAAAGTGATTATGCCCAATAATGAATACTTAAAGAAAAAGAGCAAAATCGAAGGAAAAGAATATTCAACTTATAGTGATAGTTATAATTCTATTTCAAATAACTATGATAATACATTTTCATTGAAAAAAAATAACGACAAACTTGCAAAAAAGAATAATGTAAAGTATAATAGTAACGGAATACAATTAGGTAAAAAAGAATACATGCAGTTAAAGAGTGCAATAAATACAGATACTCCTAATTTAAAAAAAGGTATAAACTATAAAAGCTTAGGAAACTATTTCTATATCTTTGATAAATATGCTTTTGATAACTATAATGTATTAGGAAGAATAAAAATAATAGGCAATGAAAAAATTATAAATGAAATATTAAAAGGAGTTGATAAAAAAGATGACGCAGGAACAAAAAATATTAATAAATTACTTGAACACAGCCAAAATGAACAAGGAATTTATACTATTGATAATATCAATGCTGTTGACAGTAGAGGAACAGCAGAAAATGATAAACTACCTAGCAGAGCAATACAAGAAAACGAATCAACTTCCAACAGACGAACAAACAATATTGAAAAGAGCGATGGAAATAATAGGTTAAAAATCGAGAACTCTGAACAGGGTTCTTTTAATTTACATAAAAATGATATTTCTCAAGAAAGCCTATCTAATTCTATTGAAAATTTAAAGAATGCAAAAGGAAAGATTGATAGAGATGATATAATTAATATTTCTAGCTCTCTTAATGTATATCATAAAGGAACTACATATATTGATAAAAACATGAAGAATAAGGCAGGAAAAAATAAAATGCCACAAATTGTTGATATTGATGAATTTTTTACGCAGTATATAGACAAAGAGGATTTACGAAAGCAGGCTTATAAATATGCTTTTGATAATTATAAAAATAAAACTGTTCTTATAAAAGATATAGATGATAATGTTGATATATCTCAAAGTGGATTAAAAAAGACTTTTGGTAAAAATCAAGACAATACAAAAATGCAAACCGCTAATAATTTACCTAAATTAATAGAAGAAAGCATATATCTTAATAGTTCAATAAGTACTAAAAATTCTAATATAGTATATCATTATTTTTATGTTCCTATATCTATTAATAATGAAAATCAATTAGCAATGATTACAGTTAAAGAAGATTTGACTAATAAAGGTTCTAATTCAAAGTTTTATTATCATGATATTAGAGAAATAAAAAATATAAAAAAGGATTTTGTTCATGCAATGCCCCACAAAGATGTGAGTAACATGCTTTTCGAACAAAATCCTTCTATTACTAACAGTATAACACAAAATAATAAATCTGTCAAAAATACTGCTATTACTAATAATTCTATGCAAAAAATAAAAAATGATACATCAAGCATAATAGAAAAGAAAGCAAACAATGGTGGCTTAACAAAAAAAGAATATGACAACCATGGTAATTCAATATCGCCTAAAATAGTACAGTTTTTCAAAGAAAGTAAAGTACGTGATGATAAAGGAAACCTTATGGTCATGTACCATGGAACAGAAGCAAATGCTGGAATACCTAAAGAATATTGGTTTACAAAATTTGATATAGACAAAGCTGGAAATCATGGAAATATGCTGGGAGATGGTTTTTATTTTACTTCTGACAAATCACATGCAAAACAATACGCACATTTAAAAGGTAACATTTATGAGACATATCTAAATATAAAAAATCCATTAGAAGTAAAATATTTTAACTCAGGAGACTTAGCTTATTCTATTAGAAATATTAATCCATATATCGAACCAGACATTTATGCAAGAGATGGAACATTAGATGGTTACAAAGTTAAAAAATACTTGATTGATAATGGCTATGATGGGATACATTCAGGAAATACTTATGTTGCTTTTTATTCTAATCAGATAAAAAATATTGATAATAATAGCCCAACAAATAATGATGATATAAGATATATGAAAAAAAGTAGAGCATCAGCTCAATCAAAACTACAAGAAACAGACAATAATGGTAGAGAGTTATCAAAGCAACAGCAAGAATACTTTAAAAATAGTAAAATAAGAGATGATAAAGGAAATTTATTAACTCTATATCATGGCAGTAAAAATGATTTTACTATATTTGATATTTCTGAATCAGGCAAAAGCAATAAGAATGCTAAAGTTGGTTTTTGGTTTACAACAAGCCAAGAAGGAGCAAATAATTTTGCTAATAGTGTATGGTATGGAAAAAATGAAAATTCAAAAGCATATGAAATATATTTGAATGTTACAAATCCAAAAATATATGAACCAATTGACAATCAAAAATCTTTAGATAATATGAATAAAAAGTTGCATGACTTATCAGAACTAATACGAAAAGCTGAAAATAAAAATATATTTTTAGAAATAGAAAAAAATAGGATAAAATATGCAAGTGATGATGAATTAAATTATATTGTCAAAAAATATTATTCTAAAGAACAAGAACAGCAAAAATTCTTAGAAGATATTAAACAATATAAAGACTTGATTAACAAATACAAAGCAATAGAAAAGAAATATGACAACGATAAATATAATGATTCATATGAACAATTTAGAACTGATATATATAAATATGCTAACAAAGAAGCAGCAGATGCAAATTTTGGTGGTACTGGAATGTACTTAGAAAACGAAAATGAAATATTAAAAAAATATAGGGATAATCTGATTAAGCAAGGATATGACGGAATAATTATAAAAAATACGACATATGATTCAAAAACAATGGGAAAAAATAATACTCAATATGTAGCATTTTATCCAGAGCAAATAAAAAATATAGACAATACAAGTCCAACTAATAACGTAGACATAAGGTATCTAAAAAGCTTAACATCACAAGATTCCGTTTCAAAAATTAATGTAAATAATATTCCAAAAGCTGTAGATACTGAATTAGGAAAAACTAATGCAGAAAGAGAAGATTCATATATAGAAAAAGAAATACAAAAAGTAGAATCTAAAGGAAATTGGGATAATTCTATTCCAGTTACTAAACTGTCTGATATTAATAAAACAATTGAAGATTATTTACAACTAAAAATAAAAAAAGGAAGATTCAGACAAGATGCTTATGGTATATATAAAGACAAAAGAGATGTATTAAGAGTACAAGAATATAAGGACATAGATACTGCATTACATGAAGCTGGACATGCTATGGACTTAGGAAAAAGAATCAATGTTGATAAAGAAAGCATATCAGAAGAATTGCTTAATGCAATTGATAAATATGGCGGATATGAAGGAGAGCCAAGGTCCATAAAACTAGATGAAGGGTTTGCAGAAGTTATTAGAGAATATGGAATAAAACCAGAAGAAGC